CGGGGCGACGCTGCGCAGCTTGAAGAAGACATCGGGGCAGACGGGGTAGAAGGTCAGGGTCTGGCCGTCCACCTCGTGGGCAACGCCCTTCGGCGAGTAGGCGGGCAGCTCTTGCATCCACTTGCGGGGCATGGTCGTGGCTCCATGGACGGGGGAGGGACTGAGGGCCCGCCCCGGCTCCGTCCAGCCGAGGCGGGCCCTTCTACCTACCGCCTATCAGGTGGCGGTGGTCTCGTTCACCGAGCGGATCGTCAGGGTCGGCGAGTCGGCATCCGCGGTGGTGTTCGACTCGGCGGTGCCGGTGAACTGCATCGTGGTGAACTCGTCGCTGATCTGAGCGAAGTCGCCCTCAGCCTTGAGGCTGATCTGGTGGAACTGGTACTCGACGCTCTCGTCGTTGTTCGCCGGGTTCTCACCGATGAACTTGAGGGCACCGGTCACGTTGGTCTGCGTCAGGGCGCGGACCTCGTCGACCTCCTTGGTGCCGGCGTCAGCAGCGAGCGTCACCAGCACATCGTCCGCGCCGGTGGCGATGCCGCCGCCGACCACGATGAAGATGCGGCCGAACTCCTCATCCACCGTGTAGTCGGTGTTGAGGGTCTGGGCGGTGGTGTCGGGGCTTTCGACCGTGAGGTTGCCCTCGTCGATGTCATAGACGCGGACGCCGGAGCTGTCGACGATGTCGTACCACCGTCCCTGCTCGACCTCGGCCGCCGCGATCATGACGTGCTCGGAGAAGCCGGCCAGCGCCACGTCGTTGCCGAAGGTGGCGACCTCACCGGAGAAGAAGACAGCGAGGTTCTCGTCGTTGATCTCGTCCAGGGTCACGCTGACGCTGACCTTCTGGCTGATGATCACTTCCTTGTCGGTGACCTTGAGGCCAGTCAGCGAGGACTGGTGCTCCAGGGTCTCCACCTCCACCGAGATGTTGAACTCGGGGCTGTTGCCGAGGTGGCGGTACCGGCTCGGGAGGCTCGACACGAGGTTGGCGAAGTACAGAGCGCCACGTCCGAGGTTGTAGTCACTGGTGCTCGGGGCACCGGTCAGGTTCTTACCAGCCATGTGTTCTCTCTCCTACTGGGTGAGCTGCCCGATTATACCGGAGTCAGCTCGACATTGAAACGGTAGACCGCCTCGGTGCCCGTGGCGGGTTGGTTCTGCGTGGGGTTCGTGTAGCGGGCGTCCTCCAGTCGGAGGGTCGCCTGCTGGTCGTGCGTGGCGTCGCGGGGCAGCCGGGGCGGGTCCTGGAGCAACGACGCCTCGAACGCCTCCAGGTTCACCTCTCGGTTGAACTTGATGATCAGGAGCCAGCCCCAGCTGGTGCGCTCCAGGCGGTCCTCCTGCCGGTTGCGCTCGGGGGTGCCGAAGGCCGAGGCCACCATGTTGGTGCGGAAGCCGGCGCACGGCTCGCCCTCACCCAGCTGCATGCACGACGTCTCGTCGTAGGTGACCAGGGGGAAGGTCGCCTGCGTCACGCGAGCGTACAGGGCCTTGTGGATGCGGGCGGCATAGGGCTCGACGAAGACCATCAGTAGATGTCCACCGAGGACCACGTGATGCCGCCGGTGCTGGCGTTGTACTGCGGGCGCAGCCACACGTTCTGCGGGATCCGGAACACCGAGCCGCGAGGCTCGGGGCAGATGGTGCCGTCAGCCGGCCCGATGGACAGGCTCTGCATGCCCGTGTTGGTGTCGTCGTCGAGGTCGAGGATGGCGTAGGCGTCCTCGATGTCGCTCTGCAACCGGTCCAGGATCTGCTGCAGCTCGTCCGGGTCGTCGAGGTCCCGGATCAGCGCCTCCTTGTTCCACTGCTCCAACGCCTCCCCGCCCTTGTCCTTGAACACCACCGGCAGGTCTTGCAGCAGCCGGCGCTTCACCAGCCAGATTTCCAGCTGGGTGGCCAGCGAGCGGTGCAGCTGGTCGGCGGTGGAGGGCGCAGCCACCTCGGGGATCGCCACGAGTTGGTCCACTCGCGTCTCCCCGAGGCGGCTGTACAGCTCCAGGCGGGCCCACATAGCCGCCTGCCGCATGATGTTGGCGGCATCACCGCCGGACACCCCGTCAACGTTCGACAGCCGCATCTGCGCCCACAGCTCCTTGGCCGTGGACACGAACAGCGGTGCGAGGTTCTCGGGGGCGGTCGTCATCAGATGCGGATGGCCTGGGTGTCGTCACTGGCGTCGGTGTCACCCGAGGCGCTGGGGGTGCCCTTCTCCGGCTCCTGCGGGCGCCAGTCGGACGACAGGAGGGCGCGGGCCTCGTCCTCTTCGCCCTCCTCGAACTCCGCGAAGGAGTCGTCCACCTGCTGGACCAGCACGTTGAGGCTGTCGATGTCCAGCTCGGCGATGTCAGCGGGGTTGAGCAGCCAGATGCCGCGCGGGGTGCCGGGCGGAGGAGCGTCGGGGGCGCCGGGCTTCGCGGAGGGCTTGCCCGTCTCCAGCAGAGCTGCCTTCTCCCGGTCGATGTCCTCCTTCGAGGTCTCCAGCCCTTCGTCGAGGCCAACAGCGTCACCGCCTCGGGGCAGCTCGGGGGCGGCGCCCTTCTTGCCGTCACCGAACTCGACGGCCGGGGTGTCTGCGAGGTTGGCGTCCTTGTGCGTGACCGTGGTGGGCATAGCCGCGTGCTGCGGGCGGGTGGTGCCGGGGCCGTCCACGCCGATGATCTGACCGCGGTGGCGCAGGTAGCCCTGCCGCACGAGGCGGTCGACTTCCTTGCCTCCAAGGGCAAGGTACTCGGGGGATCCAGCCTGGAAGCGGTGGCCGCGCGTCATGACGCCCTTGCCGCCGGGAAGAACGACGCTGCCGTCGGTGACCTGAAACTCTTGTGCCATGTGTCGTGGCTCCTGTCGTGGGTAGGGGGGATGGTGCTGAGAGGGGGCGGCGCCGATCCTGCTGACGCCACCCCCTCTTGTACTGCTACTCGCTTACGCGAGCACCTGCAGGGAGTAGACCGCGTCGGGACGGCGCAGGCACGGGAGCGGGTGGCTCTCGATGAGCTGCATGCGCACGGACGGGTCCGGCTCGATCCAGGACTTGCTGAAGCGCTCGGACTGCAGCATGTTGCCCTCGAACGCCTCCATGTCGCGGATGGCACCGTAGTAGGTGACCATGTCCGCGGCCGGGCTGGTGGACACGAACTCGACGAACTTCGGCCGGATCAGGTCGACGAGGCCGGTACCCGGCACGTTGAGCTGACGGCTGTACTCCCACCAGCGGATGCCGGCGTAGTTGCCGAGGTAGATCACGCCCTGCTCGTTGAACTGGGTCGTGATGTCCACGTCACCGGAGACCAGCTTCCGGTTGTCCAGGTCCGACTTGACGTTGGCGTTCTTGAGGAACGCCTCGGCCGCCAGCTCACCACAGATCGCGTCCGTGGGGATCAGGCCCACCGCATCGGCGAGGCGCCGCTTGGCGCGGTGCGCGTCGATGGAGGGGTTGGACGTGGAAGCGTCCCACAGGTCCGCACCCGTCAGGGTGACGGTGTTCTCGGCGCTCTTGGCGTAGCTCACCGTGAAGGCCGCGCCGTCGTTCTCGTTGACGTACGAGATCGTGCCGGTCAGGGCCTGCGAAGCGAGGTACTCCTCAGCGTTGCGGACGAGGTCCACCATGCGCTGGCTGTCACGAGCGATGTGCTGCGCGACCTTCGAGACCTGCGAGTCACCACCCTGGAGGTGGATCACATCGCCGAACTCACGCTCGAAGAACAGCGGCGTCGGGGTAAAGGGCTTCTTGATGCGGATCTGCGGGGGGCGCAGGGTGAACGCATCGGAGTTGAGGCCCTCGACCATGATGCCCTCGGCGTCCTTCGCCGAGAAGGGGGCGATGGAGCGGTCGCCACGCAGGGTGCCGATCTCCAACAGGTCGTTGGGCATGGTCTGGTGGTTGCTGAACAGCAGCTCCATCAGGAACGACTGCACCGGCTTCACCTCGTTGACCAGCGTGGTCAGGTAGGTCCACTCCAGTTCTTGGATGACGGTCATTTCGGTTCTCTCTCCTCAGATTGTCAGTGTGAAGGGGTAGGGGTTACCGGACCGAGTCGATACCGGTCACCAGGAGCCCACGGGCCATCGGGCCGTCGCGCAGGGCGGCGTCCAGCTGAGCCTGGGTGGGCGAACCGGCGGTCGGCAGAGCGACGTCGTCACGGTGGATGGACCCCTTCATCATGATCACGCCCATGACCTCACCTGCGGTCGAGAGCACGATTTCGGAGGGGTAAACGAATCCGCGGATCTCGTCCGCGGGGGCGGAGTTGCCGTCCGTGCCCTGGGTGGTCATGACCACGTTGTAGTCCGGGTCGGTACCGGTCAGGTTGGTGCTGTCGGCGTAGATCAGGGGCTGATCCGAGCCGGCAACGGAAGCACCGTCGAACGTGAAGACCACCGGGGTGCTCGGCAGCGTGCCGCCCGACACCGAGATGGCGCCGGTGACGACGTTGCTGAGCGCATCGAGAGCCGCCTCGATGGTGCCCGCGGTGGCATCGTAGTCGATGGCGTCCGTGGTCTGGCCGTCGTACTCCAGCGTGAACGTGCCGCCCGAGGCGGTGCCGCTGTCGGACATGGTCTGCACCGCGTTGACGGGGCCGCCGGAGCCGACCGTGGTGCGCGTGATCTCGGCGCCGACGTCGAAGACGCCGCCGTCCGAGAGAGCGCTCGGGTCGATCTCGACCAGCTCCTGCGGGGCGCCCGCGAGGTCACCCGTGAAGGTGATCGTGACGGGGGTGCCGGGCATGGTGCCACCGGCCACGGTACCGTTGCCAGCGCCGACCGTGGAGAGGCCCTCGAAGGCCGTCTCGATGGTGGCCGCGGCAGCGTTGTACGCGATGGCTGCGGTGACCTCACCCTTGAACTGCAGGGTGAAGGTGCCGCCGTCGCAGTCGGCGTCCATGTTGATTTCCTGGACCTCGTTGACGGCCGCACCACCGGTGTTCGGGTCCCAGGAGACGAACGCCTTGAGCGTGTCGTTCCAGGCGACCGGCGTACCGATGGCGAGGGTGGTGGCGGAGGCAACTTCGGCGAACTTGCGAGCCTGAGCACCGCCGTGCTTGTCGGGCTCGATCCGCAGCGGGATGGGCCCGCGGGTGTTGGTGTCGACGATCAGGTCGTTGGGCTGGAGGACCATTGATTCTCTCTCCTCAGATTGTCAGAAGGGGTAGTGGGTTAGGACCGCGTCTTGAACCGGCGGTCGTTGGCTTCGGCCGCGGCGGCGCGGGCCTCGCTCAGCTTGTGAGCGTTCTCGGGCTTGACGAGCTGAGCCTTGACCAGCGGCTCGCGGGAGACGTCCTTCTCCTCGTCGGCGTCGTCCTTGCCGGCCGGGAGGTTGGAAGCCTTCTCCAGCTCGGCGACGCGGGCGCGGGCCTTCTTCAGCTCGTCGCTCTCGTCCTTGTTGCTGTCGTCGCTCTCGTCTTCGAGCAGCGCGGAGACGGCCTCGGCGTCCGAGAAGTCGACGCTCTTGCGGAGGTCGTGCTTGCGCAGCGAAGCGAGGTGAGCCTCGACGTCCTTGCGGTTGGTGGGGTCACCCTTGAACTCGGGCGCGCCGTCGTCGTTGTCGTCGGTGGCCGCGGGGGCCTCCTCGACCTTGACGGCCTTGGCGATGCCTTCGATCAGGGCCTCGTTGTTGGCCTTGAGCACCTCGGCAAGTTCCTTGACGTCCATGTCGATCTCTCCTGTGTCACTGTTGCGGGGGATGATGCCTTCATCGGTGAAGAACTTTCGCAGCTCGTCCACCATGGTGTTGTCAGACTTCGACAGCTCGCGCAGGTGTGCCTTGGGGGCGTACAAGGACACGCCGTCCCAGTCGCCCGCGCGGTAAGACTTGCGCAGCTCGTCGCTGTTGATCTGGATGAGCATGCCCCAGCCGCCGGCGACGTCGGTTGGGTTGCCGTCGTAGTCGGGCCAGCCCTGGAAGCGCTCGTCGCTCTTCTGGATGACGAACGACTCGGCCACGAACACGTCCTCGCGGTCCAGCTTCTTGCCGTCGTGCTCGATGTCCAGGTCGCCCCCGGCCTGGAGGAAGCTGTGCGCCGACTTGGCGATGGCCTCGGGGCTCACGAACTGGTCGCCGTCGACATCGTCGAGGCCGGGCGCAGCGACGACCGCCAGCAGCTGGCCCTTGTCGTCGAACGAGTCGTCGGCCTTCACCAGCGCCTGCAGCCGCGCTCCGTCGTCGCTCTTGTAGAGCGTGGTCAGCTTGTTCTTGCCGCGGCGGCACAGGGAGACCATGGTCACACGGGCGTCGAGGATCAATCGCTTCATGGGGGTGGTCCGGGGGCCTTGGGGGGTGTATTATGTACCGGCTCAGGTGCCCCTGGCTAGTAAAACCTGTCCGTTTCGATACGTGTAGCGAGGATTCGCCGTGAGCAACACCCAGAAGAACGCCCCCCTCCTGATCTCCCAGCCCCGCAAGGCCATCTACCCGAAGCCGCGCGACCGGAGATCGTGGACGGAGGTGCTGATGAAGTCGGCCCTGCGCAACGCCACCGAGCGCTCGCAGCAGGGGGTCACCATCGGCACGAAGGACCACCCGTTCGACATGGTCCAGGCGTCCCTGTTCCTCACCAGCAACACGCACCACGCCGCGTCAATCAAGGCCAAGCAGAACTGCACCACCGGCCTCGGGTTCCTCACCGAGAAGGACAAGGCCATCCGCCTGCTCAAGCAGAAGGCCGAGGCGGGCATGCCGATCACCGAGGAAGACCTGAACACACTCAAGCCGTTCTTCTCGCCCGGCTACGACAACCGCAGCAAGGTCGCGCGCGAGCTGGACCCGCTGTGCGACATCTCGTTCCAGGATCTGCTCGACGCGGTCGGCGAGGATCTCGCCAACACGCACAACGGGTACATCGAGGTGGTGCGCCGCGGCGAGAACGACAAGATCACCGGGCTGCACCACATCCCCGCCTCCGAGTGCAAGCTGCACGTCGAGAACCAGACGCACGACTACCACTTCGAGATCGCCACCAAGGGGGCTCCCGGCGGCGTGCGCCGCTTTGCGCGCTTCGGCGACAAGGACAGCTTCATGTCGCGCGAGTCCGGTGCGAAGAGCGCGCGCGGCGGCGTGCCGATCACCGAAGCGAGTCAGGTGTCCGAGGTCATCCACCTCCGCTACCCGTCGAGCATGAGCCGGTACTACGGCATCCCGACGTGGCTGTCGGCCGTCGCCGCCATCGAGTTGGTGCAGGCGCTGCACCAGCACGAGTTCGACTTCTACAACAACCGCGGCGTGCCGGAGTTCTTGCTCTTCCTGCTCGGCAAGAAGCTGGACCCGAACGAGTGGAACGCGCTCAAGGAGGTCTTCGAGGCCGGCATCGGGCTCGGCAACACGCACAAGTCCGGCGCGTTCAACATCCAGGGCGAGGTGGAGGTACAGCTGGAGAAGCTGGCCATGGAGGGCAAGAGCGACGGCCGGTTCAGCGAGATGAGCATGGCGCTCGCGCTGGAGATCGTTTCGGGCCACCGCATCCCGCCCCTGCTCGCCGGCATCGCCCTGCCGGGCAAGCTGGCGGCCTCCAACGAGCTGCCCAACGCCCTGATGGCCTACCAGACCCTGACGGTCGGCCCCGACCAGACCACGCTGTGGTCGACGTTCAGCTGCACGCTGGGCAACAAGGACGTCAACGGCGGCCTCGCCCTGGAGCACAACGACTTCGAGCTGAAGACCATCCTGGACGTCATGAACCTCGGCCAGATGGACACGGTGGCGCGCATGCGCGAGACGGTGCCCGAGGCGCAGGCTGAGGGCCGCAACATCGACGAGGGCCTGGAGAAGTCCATGGACTCGGCGCTGACCATGGACAAGCTGCGCGAGGTGTTCGGTGCGCTGATCGTCCAGGCCGCGGAAGCCGATGGCCAGTCGGACTGAAGAGCAGTTCATCCGGGACCTGCTGGAGCGCGTCTCCGAGCGCGCGGAGAACCATGTCCGCCCGAAGATACCCTCGCAGACGCTCCAGCGGGCCCTGACCACCAACTTCGACCGCGTCGCCAACGTGTGGCTGGCGCGGGTGGGCGTGCCGCACTACTGGGCGGTGTACCTGCACGACGGGCGCGGGCCCGTGGTCAAGAAGGGCAAGGGGTTCCTGGTGTTCTTCAAGGACCCCTCCCGCGACCCGCGCCTGCGCGGGGGCCGCCCCGTGCGTCAGGCCGACGCGCGCCGCCTCACGCGCAACCAGTTCCGTGACGGGCTCGCCATGAACCGGGCGCACCTAGCGGCCGGCGGCGACCCGTTCGACGCTCCCATGATCGTCGTGAAGAGTGTGGGGCCGGCCAAGGCCACGGAGTTCTTCACCAAGGGCATGGCCGCGTTCCTCCCCACCATCGCGGCCCCGATCTTCCGCAACGAGTTCGACAGGTACGTGCAGGAGATGATCGACCGCGACGACCTGCACGACAAGGACTCAGCCGTCTTTCGGCTCTTCTAGGCCCTCGCCGTAGACCTCGCGCACCGCGCGCTCCAGGGAGCCCGGGCACACGCACCGGCCGTTGGGCCAGCCACACCCGGGGCACACGCCGCCGCGGTTGAAGGTCCGCGTGGACGTTGCCGCCTGCAGCTTCGCGTGGTCCAGTTCGTCTTCGTAGGAATTTCGCAGGCTCATTCTTCGGTCTCCTCCACGGCTGGCGCCATATCCACCAAGTAACGTAGCGCCATGGCCGCCACCTGGATAGCCTCCTCGATCTGCCGCGCCCGGTCGTTGCGTTTCACCTCATCCCACAGCTCGTCCATCTCCTCCTTGATGACGGCCCAGCCCTCATGTGCGCTGTTGAACGCACCGAACTTCTCGGTAGCGTCTTCGAGTTCCTGCAGCACCAGAGCAGTAGCTTGTTCGACGTTCAATCCTCTACCTCCTCAACGATCTCGTCCTCGCCCTGGGAGTGTACGAGGTTCAGCACGCGCGCCGGGGCGAAGTCGGTCAGCCGTGCGATGTCCACCTTGACCCCGTAGTCGCTCAGGGCCTCCTCGATCTCGTTCTTGAGGGCGTTGTCGACCACGTCGCGGAAGGTGCTCTGCAGCTTGTCCAGCGGCTGGTTCACGACCACCTTGCGGATGCCGGTCAGACCGACGTCCTCGACGGCACTGTCCCCGTCCTCGATCTCGGTGAGGAACTTCGCCACGTCCTCGACCCGCCACACCAGCAGGCCGCCCGCGACGACCGTCTGGCCGTCCTTGGTGGTGAGCGTCTGCTTGGGCAGCCGCGACACTCGCCACGTCGTCTCGGTGGTCAGGATCTCCGTGGTGACCTCCCAGTACCAGTGCATGCCGGGGTCCACTCGCTCGAACCGGCCATGCTTGAACTTCACGCCGGCTTCGGTGTAGAGCACCAGGGCGCGCTTCGGCACGAGCAGCCAGACCAGGAAGTCCCAGACCGCCTCGAAGGGTGCGAAGAGGGCTTCCATTAGACGAGCGGCCGGAACCAGAGGAAGTCGTCGCTGCGGCAGTCGCCAGGGTGACCGCGCAGGAGCTGGCACTGGTGGAAGTCGGCGCTGCGGCAGTGGACGACGACCGTCTCCTTGTCGACGACCTTCAGGCCGCGCAGGGAGGAGAAGTGGCGGGCCATGTGGTACCGGGTGCGGTGCTCGCACTTCGGCAGCGGAGGCCGCCGCAGCAGCCGGCGCACGCGCAGGCGCGCCACCCACAGCTTGCGGGCCAGCCACGAGCCCTGCGTGTGGCTCGGGCTGTCGGGGAACACGTCGCACAGCTCATGCTGCTCGCAGTGGTCGACGGTCTCATTCTTTCGGTGGGACATAGTGGGAGGGTCCTTGGTCGAGGGTGCGGCCCTTGCGGCAGTCAGGGCAGAAGTGGATGCGCTCCTTCATCGGGCCTACCTGCCGCGAGGCCCAACCATCCAGGGTGATGCCGGTAGGACGTACCGCCCGGCACCGGCAACAGACCTGTGGGTTGCCGTAGGCTTTCATGGCTCCATGACCGCACTGTATGCCTGCGCGTAGTGGTAGCCCCAGAGCCCGTCGTGTGTGTCGGCGTCGTCCCACGCGAGCATGTGCGCCCACTCGTGGATCAGGGCGTCGCGCACCACCGCCGGGTTCGTGGTGATCAGGCCCGCCTCCAGCTGGATGACGTAGCGCTCGCCGTCCCAGGCGCACGTGGAGTAGGTGCCGGCCTCAAGGTCGGCCCACTCCACGACCACCACGTCGTCGACCGGCGCGTACATGCGGAGGTCGGCCTCGGTGTCGGCCGCTGTCAGGGCCACCGCGTAGATGTTCAGGGCTAGGACCATCGTGTAGATCAGTCCCACGGCCGACAAGCCGAACAGCAGCAGCTTCTTGAGGGTCATAGCGTGAAGTCCTTGAGCCAGTTCTTGGTGGGGTCGGGCAGCTCGTTGCTGCGCCGGGTGTAGACGTAGCCATCCACGACGGCGTGCTCGCCGCTCGTGATGATCGGGGACTGCTGCACGAAGCCGTCAGGGCCCAGCCACGCGCTGCCAAAGCCCTTCTGCCAGCCCGCGGTGGGGCCCTTGATGTAGGCGCGTCCAGCGCGCTTGGTGCAGCCCATGGGCGTGCTCATCCAGCAGTTGGCCTGATCGCGGAGCGTGGTGCCCCACGCCACCGAGGCGCGGTGCACGTGGCCCGATTGCCCCGAGTAGCCGACCTTGATCAGCTCGTTGTGGGCGGGGGTCTTCCCGAGGCACGTCCCGTGGTGGGTGTAGTAGTGGCCGAACCACAGGCGCCCGGCGTACTGCTCCTCGGTGCCCTCGGGCGAGGCGATGGTGCCGCCCTGCAGCAGCTCGATGTCCAGCTCCTCGATGCCTGCGAGCTGGTCGAATCGCATGCCCCGCAGCCCGGCGATGGCGGGGGCCACCTGCGTCAAGTACGACGCCAGCCGGTCGAGGCCGTGGTTGCCGCTGCCCCACACGATCTGCGCGTTCGGGCACACGTCCCGCAGTTGCCGGAACATCTCGCGGGCGAAGTCGAACTCCAGCTGCAGCGGTATCGTCCACCCGGGGATCTTCGGGAAGCGCGTGATCTCGCTCCCCTCCAGGATGTCGCCGTTGAGCAGGATGATGTCCGGCTGCTGGTCCCGGCACGAGGACAGGAACACCTCCCACGTGAAGGGGTCGAGGAACGTGGCGTGCGTGTCGCTGATGGACAGCATACGCTTGTAGCCGACCAGCTCGCGCTCCAGCTCGGCGTCCTTCACCACGTACGGCGTGATGTAGCGGCTGCAGTAGCGCATGAGGTGCTCGCGCCGGGACTGCTCGGAGCGCGCGGCCTTCTTCTGCCGCTCGCCCGGCTTGTCCTGCAGCCCGGCCACCTGCATGGCGTGCGCCCACTGCCCGTACCGCTCGTCGATGAACTCGACCGGGAAGCGCCCGAACAGCTGGTAGCGCCGGCGGCTCAGGCTCTTGAACTGCCAGTAGTTCGGGTTGGCGTCCTTGTCACCGGCGACGCGCACCATGTCCCCGAGCAGGTCTTCGGCGCTGGGGCGCCCGCGCTTCTTCGGCACTCCGTCCGCGGTGTACCACTGCAGCCGCGCCTTCTCGGCGGCCTCCTCCTTCTTGCGCCGCCGGTACTTGCGCTTCTCCTGCTCGTTCTTGAGGACGGCGTCGGGCGCCGCGAGCGCCGCGTCGACCTTCGAGCCCTTCTTAGACGGGGGTGACATTCAGGCACTTCTCCACATGGCGCTTGAGGGCCTGCACGTTCTTGTCGTAGCCGTACTCCGGCTGAAGCACCAGCCTGATGAAGTCAGTCCACGGCAGGTAGACCTGCGGCAGCATCTTGCCCGGGTTGGCCGGGTCGTCGACCGGCCCCTTGCGGCGCTCGTTGAAGCGCAGCGTCTCGGCGTTGATCGCCTCGGCGTGCTCGTGGTTGCAGGTCTTGCACCGGCCCGCGAACTGCGTGCTCTCCGCGTGGGTGAGCAGGTCGTCGATGTCCCTCATCAGCCTTCACCCTTCATCGGCATCTTGATCTCGCTCTGCGCGGCCACCAGCACGTCGTGCACCTTGTTGCGCGCCTCGAAGAAGAGGCGGTCCAGGCGAGACAGCGCGTCGCACTGCGGCACGGCCACGGTCCGAGCCTTGCGCAGCGGCTGGTCGCGGCCTTCCACGGTGGCCGACACCTCCACCACCATCTGGTCCGGCATGCCGTCCGGGATCGTCATGGAGAACGTGAGCTGATTGATCTTCACAGGGTTCCTTTCGTTGGGGGGGCGAGCCTGAGTATACGTCGGGTTCGCTCGGGGGACAACTGAAACGGCCCCCGAGATTGCGTCGGCGCGTGGAGTAGATGGAAGTCCCGGGGTGGTCTCCAGCGGACTCCTGCGCGTCGGCAGTCTCGGGGGCCTAGCCACTTGTGCCCAAGCGGCTGAGATGGTATCAGAGCAATCCCCAGTCGGCCAGCATGTCGGTGAACGGTTCGCTCTCCGCGATCTGCGTCAGCTCCGTGAGGTGCCACACGTCGGAGGGCTGCCAGAAGTCGGTCAGCCGGAAGACCTCGGCCAGATCCCAGAGCAGGTCGGCCAGGAAGTCGGTCACGACTGCTCCCGCGTGCGCGAGAGGAACTCCTCGGCGGTGCCGTAGAACACCGGGATGTTGAGGCTCTCGGCGAGCGCCGTCTCGCGGTCGCCGCCGTGCGACACGCCGGGGATCCGCAGCACGATGTCGCAGCGCTTCACCACCTCGAAGTCCATCTGCAAGCACAGCTCCTCGGGGCACGGATGCGCCATCTCGAAGAACCAGTTGAGGTGGGGAACCAGCACGGCGTAGTCGCGGCCCGCGTCGCGCAGCTTCGCAGCCTCGGCCATGGCGGTGCGCACGTTCTCGCGCTGGTCGCCCCCGGTGAGGGGGCCGCTGACGTAAATCAACTGCATGGGAGAGTTCCTTTCGGGGGGTAAGTGCCCCGGCGCCGAAGAGGCAGGCCCTCGACGCCGGGGCGGCGGGCGGGTGAAAGGAGGAAAGCCCCACCCGCTGACAGTTGGTAGATCATACTTCGGTCGTGCGAAGTGTCAACTTGAGGATCAGATGTGTCCGGCCTGCTGCGCAGCGCGCCAAGCGTAGTAGCCGAGAGTGGCGAGGATGCTCGCCCAGACCCAGGGATTCGTCGGCACCATGGTGGTGCTCCTTGTTGGCCACTGGGGGCCGCCCCGGGATGTCCATGCACTGTAGACCTCTTTCGGGGATCCGTCAACGGATGGTCAGCGAATAATGGCCGTAGTGGTGTTTGCCGCAGTGGTGGCAATCGTCTTCTATGGAGAAATGCTGCTCATAGCCGTGGCGCCCATGGTAGGGAACCTCATGTTGAGTCCCTACGCGCTCCCCGCACGGGGCTTGGGCCAGCACTTGTCCTTCTCGGCCGGCGTTCCATCGCGCCAGTCGTCCTTGACTTCCTTCACGCGGCTCTTGTCGCCGCCGGTGAGGCGCTCCAGCAGCTCGCGGTCCGCCGGGTCCGCGGTGACGCGCGCCTTGAGGTCTTCGACCGCGGTCTCCATGTCGAGCCCGTGCGCCTCGATGTCCAGCTCCAGCTGCACGGCCGGGTCGGGCGCGTCCTCATCGACGTTCGCCTTTGGAGCCGAAGAAGGCGCTTCTTCGCCTTCTGGGGCGAACAACTCACGGGGCAGCTGCGGTGCTTCATCCATGATGACGAGTGGTTCCTTCGGCGGCGGGTGTCCAGACGGGAACTCACCCAGCACACGGATCTTGTACTCCTCCGAGTCTTCGATGCGCGGGATGAGCGGCAGGTACGCTTCGCCCTCCCACTCCACGCCACCGAACTCGATCTTGCCCCACATCAGTACACGTCTCCGTTCTCGGCGATCTTGTCCTCCTCGTACGGAACGACCACGCGCCGGTAGAACTCCTGCTTCGCGCCCTCCAGCGCCCCGAGGCAGTCGTTGAAGGTCGTGTAGCCGTGGCCGTTGTTCTCCAGGTAGGAGCGAAGCAGGGCAGTGATGGCGTAGTTCAGTTCGCCGGGCGACACGGGGCGGCGGACCCGGCTGTCAATCTCGTGGCGAGCCTTGTTGCTGATGTAGGGCATCAGGTAGTCACCGAGGGGAAGTTGCGGGCGCGCTCCTGCGCCAGCGCGGCATTCTCGATCATCTGGTCGAGCTGCTCAGGCGTTGCCAGCAAGTACAGGGAGGGTCCGTGCACCATGCGCATGAGGGACCCTTCTCGTCGGGGAGCGTAACTGACGATGTGGCGCACCTGCACTCGGTGCTCTTCGCCCTCGATGTCGGTGGCGCGAATGAAAAGGGGAGTCATAGCGTTCTCCATTGGGAAAGGAATGGGCGGCGAAGCCGCCCGCCGCGCGCTCAGGCGATCTTGGCCACGAGGTTGACGTCTCGGTCCCTGGCGATGTCGTCCGGCGCCGTGAAGCCTCGCTCGTTGTAGTCCAGCCAGATGCCGGCCGAACGGAAGAAGCAGTCCACGAACTCGCTGCAAATGTACTCGTCGCGGTTCGTGTCCACTGGCGCGCGCTTGCGCATGCGCCCCCACGTGATGCGGTGGGCGATCTTCATGATCTGGCCGAAGTTGTAGGGCTTCCCGAGCTGCGCCACACCCCAGCGCACCGCACCGA